CGGCGGCCAGCCGGGAGTCGCCGGCACGCCGCGGCCCGGCGCGCAGCCCGGCCAGCCGCGCATGCAGCAACCGGCCGGAGCGGTCCACGCGGACCAAATGCTCGGCGGCGGACGCGGATGATCGTGGCGACCAAACTCAACGTCCTCGCGATGGCCGTCGGCCCGATGATCGTGACGGGCATTGACTTCCCCAAGCTCACGCCGAGCCAGCAGGCGGCGGTGATCGCGCACGAGCGCGGCCACATCATCCACAAGCACGGGTGGAAACGAATTTGGTGGCTCGTCAGTTTCCAGTGGCGTGATTTAGCGCACAGATGCCAGATTCAGGAACTCGAGGCCGATCGGCACGCAACGGTATTAGGTCACGGATACTCGCTCATCCATTTCCTGCACTCGATCCATACCCACGAATCTCCACTTCACCCCACTCCGCGCGAGCGGATTCGGAGTATCGAAAAGTGGCTGCAAACCGTGAAATATTCACTACCTGTTGACGTGACCGGAACGAACGCTTAGATTCGCTCGCAGTTGAGCCAACTGAAATCATCCGTCGAGACGACCAATATCATGCCGAAATTCAACGTGATTCCGCAGTGGCTGGCCTTTCTTCTGGCCTTCTTTTGTCCCCAAGCCACCGCGGGCGTAGAAGGCGCCGACGATACGCCAGGAGACGATGATGGACCGGGAGACGACGCCGATGAAATCAGCGCCAGCGACGACGGCGAGTCAGATGAATCCGACGACGGCGATGCCGACGACGACGACGACGGCGATGCCGGCACCCCGCCAGTTCGCAAGGCTGCTAAATCTGAATCTGACGGGCGTGCGGATGAGGCGGTTCGACTGGCAAGAGAGGCCGCGGAATCCGTTCGGGCTCTGACCGAGCGACAGAACCAGCGCCCCGACCCGACATTCGCCGCCGAAGACGCCAAGCTCGCCGATCCCGCCACCGGCGAGCTCGAGCGTTGGCAGATTCAGTCCAACCGCGCGCTCCGCGACGCGCAAGCGCAATCCCGTCAGGCCCTGTTCCAAGCGCAGGACATGGCCGACAAGACCGACTATGCCGCCAAGGGCATCACCAATCCGGTCTACGCCAAGTATCAGGAAAAGGTCGAGAAAGAACTCGCCACCGCGCGCAGCAAGGGTGCCAACCCGCCGCGCGAGATGGTGCTCGACCTGATGATCGGCCGCGACCTCCGGCTCGGCAATTTCAAGGCGAAGGCCGAGGTCAAGACGGCCAAGCAGATTCCCCGCGGAAAGCCGACAGGCGCCCGCTCCGACACGCCGGTCCGCGGCAGTCAATCCGACCGCCAGAAGCGGGCCGCACGGCTCGCCGACCGGCAAATCTGAAACCCACCAGGAACCTTCAATGACTCGTCTCCGCGTCCTCCTCTCGTACTTCTTCCCGATGGCAACGAACAATGCGTCGTCGTTCTCGGCAGACATCGAGGCGTACATCCAGGAGGAGGTCGAGCCGCTCGCCCGCCGCCAACTGGTCGCCTACCAATTCGGCAAGCCACTCAAGCTCGACGTCAACCGCGGCACGACCTACACGGCGTCGCGCTACGAGCGCCTGCCGCTGCCGTTCGCGCCGCTGCAAGAAGGCGTGGCGCCGGCCGGCGAGGCGATGACGCTGCGCCAGGTCACGGCCACCGCCCAACAGTGGGGCGATCGCGTCATCATCACCGACGTCGCGAACCTGACGATCAAGCACCCGCTGTTCCAGCAGGCGATCCAACTGGTCTCGATCCAGTTGCCCGAGACGCTCGAGCGCAACACGCTGAACACGCTGATGTCGGCGACGCAGGTCAACTTCGCCAACGGCAAGACCTCGCGCGCCAACGTGCTCGCGACCGACGTCATGACGCCGCACGAGGTCAACCGCGTTGTCGGTTCGATGCTCTCGTACGGCGTGCCGCGCTTCATGGGCGACGAGCGCGAGGACATGATGATCGAGGCGGGCAAGAATCGCCCGTCGCGCACCGCCGCGGTGATCCAGCACTACGTTGCGCTGATCCACCCGCTCGCCGCGCAGGACATGCGCGAGAACTCGACCGTCGTCACCGCCTGGTCGTACAGCGACATCAATCGCCTCTACAACAACGAGCTCGGCCCGTTCAACGGCGCGCGCTTCGTCGAGACGAACATGATGCCGTACTTCGTCGGCGTGGCGACCGCTGCCGGCACCGCCGGCACCGCCGGTTCGCTCGCCACGAACAACTACTTCGTGCAGGTCACGGCGTCGCCGGCGCAGTCGTCGGTCGAGCAGCAGATTTACCAGGTGTCCGGCTCGATCGCCGTCACCGGCCCGACCGGCTCGGTCGCGGTCACGCTGCCCAACCTGCCGAACTACGTGTTCAGCGTCTACATCGGCCTGACCGCGGCCGTCGCCAACCTCGGGCTCTCGGCTCTCGGCCCGACCACTGGCCCGCAAGCCGGACAGGCCGTGCAGCTGGCAGGCAACCAGACGGTCATCATCACCGGCATCGGCGCGGCGCAGGTCCCGCCCGCGGCGCCCGCGACCGGCGTGACCGTGTTCCCGACGATGTTCATCGGCAACCAGTCCTACGGTCAGGTCCTGCTCGAGAACCCCGAGTTCCACTACCTGACCGGCGCCGACAAGAGCGACCCGCTCAACCAGACGCGCGTCGTCTCGTGGAAGGTCTTCTACGGCACGATCATCCTGAACCAAGGCTTCTTGGCGCGGGTTGAAGCCGGCTCGGCGTTCTCGACCGGCTACGCGGCCGGCACGCAGACGTTCTAACGCAACCAGGGCCGGCACCGCGCCGGCCCATCAAGGAGCAAGCATGTTGAACGTCGCAACGATGAAGCACTGGATCGCCACGGAGTTTCCGCAGGCCACGGCCGAGGTCCACAACTTCATCAACTGGGTCGAGCAGAAGCACAACCAGTTGGAGTCGGCAAAGGTCCTGCTCGAGCAGAACGGCTACACGGTCACACCGAAGGCGCCCGGCGCCTGATCCTTTTCACAACGGAGTAGAGACATGGCAGAAAAACCCAAGGGCGGCGAAATCGAACTTGATATGTCGCCCGCGGAATCGGCCGCACAACTTGCGAAGGCGCGCGCGCGCATCGCTGAACTCGAGCAGGCCGCGATCCCGAGCGCGTCGAGCGCGTTCTCGGCGGCGACCGAAATCCACGCCGGCAAGAACGACGACGGCGAAGACCTCTGGTACTACGTGATCGATATCCCTCCGTCCGGCGGGATCGAGCTCAAGATCAACGGACACTCGTTCTATCACCAGCAGCAGTACAAGATCAACACGAACACGTTGCGCACGCTCAAGGAGATGGCGCACCGCGCGAAGCTCCACGACGAGCAGATTCACGGCAGCAACGAGAATTTCTACCGGCGCCCGCAAGAGCGCACCTTGAGGGGCGGACGATGAGCGCAGGCGACAACGACAACGGCCGCGTGGCCGGCTCCTTCACGTTCCAGGCGCAGATGCCCAACGGCAAGTCGCTCTCGTTCTCCGGCTACATCCTCGCCGGGCAAACCGAGGCCGAGGCCAACATCACGCTCGACATGGCCGCCAAGGTCGTCGAGCGCCAGCGCCTGATCGCCGAGATTCCCGAACTCGAGAAGAAGCTCGAGCAGGTCGAACTCGGCAAGACGCAGGTCGAGACAATCATCGAGGACCTCACGTCGCGCGAGGGCAAGCTGAGTTCTCAGGACAAGCAGCATCTGAACACGATGCGGATCAACCTCAAGAATCTCATCAAGCAGTCCGAGGCGGGACACGAGGCGATCCAAGCCGCGAAATCGCAGTACCAGAAGGCCGCGTAGATGTCGCTCACCGCCGCGCAGGTCGTCGCGCGCGCGTGCGACATGGCAAAGACTCCCGGCTGGATCGTCCAGGGCGGCCAGTTCCTCAACCTCGTGTTGAAAGACCTCTGGCTGCATCGTGACCTCAAGGTCAACCTCAAGACGCAGCAGTTGATCATCGGCACGAACTCAACCGGGCCGTTCAACCTCGAGGTCGACTACCAGCGGACGTACGACCTGTTCTACCTGCAGAACGGACTGCCCTTTTTCCTGAACGAGAGCTCGCTCGCGTTCTTCGACAAGCAGTTCAAGTCGTCGAGCGTGTCGAACTACCCGTACCAGTGGGCCAGCGACCTCTCGTCTGCGGCGATCGCGGCGTCGGGCGCGACCGGGCAAATCTACATCTACCCGCAGTCGTCTGCGCAGTTGAGCCTGACGCATCGGTACATGCAGAAGCAAGCCGACATCACGACGCCGGAAACGAGCATCCTCGTGCCGTGGTTCGAGGACCAGGACTACCTGATGACCGCGACCGCCGCGCGCCTGATGAAGATCAGCGACGACCAGCGTCTGCAGCAGTTCCTCGACAGCGCCGACAGCATGCTCCGCACGCACCTGCTGATGGCGGCCGACGACGAGCAGAGTGTCGTGCGCCGCGTCAAGCTCGACCCGTTCACTTTCCGCGGCGGCAGGTCCACGCGACCGACCAAAGTGACCGGGTGAGCCTTGCCGCTCGCCAACCAACACCCGGTCCGATTCGCTCCCAAGGGACTGTCGGACGCCTACGACAGCACTGAGGCATTCAGCGGCGCATGCCGCTCCCTGGTCAACCTCGTCTTTGACCAGGGCAACCCGGAGCTCGTCATCTGTCGGCCCGGCGTCGGCACGGCGCTGACGACCTTCGCGAGTTTCACGACTCCGACCTTCATCTCGGTCTACATCGCGATCGGCTCGGTCGTCTACGGGATGATCGCGAGCGGTCGCAATGCCGGTCACGACGAGCCGTTCGCGTACGACGTCAACGCTGCAGCCTTCATCGCCATCTCAGGCATCACCAGCGGCAACACACCGACCTCGCCGGCCACGACTGGCGCCTGGATACCGCCATCGATGACCGTCGTCGGCAAGAAGATCATCCTCGCGCACACCGGCTTTTCTGGCGCGGCGGGCGTGTTCTTCGGCGTTCTCGACATCTCGACGCCGGGAGCTCCGGCGTGGTCTTCGGCCAACCTCGCGACGAACCTGTTGCCGACGGTGCCGACGGTCGTCGCGAACCTGAACAACAGGTGCTACTTCGCGTGCGGCAACGTCGCGTACTACTCCGACTCGCTCAACCCGACGGTCGCGACCAGCGCCGGCCAGTCGCTGACATGCGGTGATCCCTCAATGATCTACGGCATGTCGGGACTGCCTGTCTCGACCACGGCGGCCGGTGTCGTCCAGGCGCTTCTGATCTTCAAGGAATTCCAGATTTGGCAGGTTACGGGCGACTCTGCGACGAGCAATCTGGCGCTCAACTATCTCAGCCTCAACGTCGGCACGAAGGCCGGTCGCAGCGTCGTGCAGACTCCGCTCGGCACGTATTTCATGGCGGTCGACGGGCCCTACTTCGTCGATGCCCAAGGTGTCGTTCGACCGCTCACGAAGGACCCTGCCGGAGAGAAAGAGCAAGACATCCAGATTCCATTCATCTACGCGCAGCAACCGACGCGCGTGGCCGCGGGATACAGCGGCGGCGTCTACCGAATCTGCGTTGACACCCTGCTCAACTCGGCGCTCACGACGAGTGACTACTGGTTCGACACGCAAAAGCAGCGTTGGAACGGACCGCACACATGGCCGCTCGACTGCATGACGCAGATGGGCAACTACTTCATCGTCTCGCACCGCACGACCGGCGCGGCGCTCTACAAGTCGCAGTTGTTCCCGGACTCCAACACGCTCTACAACGACAACGGCGTTGCCATGTCGTTCAACCTGCTCTCGTCGACATTCCCCAAGGACGGGTCGATGACCGAGAAGCAGATTGTTGAGTCGACGATCGAGCTCTCCTCCGCCGGCGCCGCGGTCGCCTACCAAATCACGCTATACGACGAGCAGCAGACGACGCTCAACTCGATCACGTTGCTCGTGCCCGCGCGCGGCGCGATTTGGGGAGCCTTCAACTGGGCGACGGCCAACTGGTCATCGAACCTCAACATCCCGCACGTCTACACCGTGCCGTGGACCGGGCCGATCGTCTTTCAAAAGGTCGCGCTCGGCGTCGCCGGCGTTGCGTCGAACAACATCGCCATCGGGTCATTCTTCGCGCGCTACCAAGACACCGGCTACACCAATGCGCAATAGCCATGGCGTTTCCGTACCAGCTCATCAACTTCACGCTGGCCGACGCGACGCAGGTCATGGCGAACTTCAACTATTTGTTGACGAACGGCGCCACCTTCATCAATCCATCGGCAGTCCCGACAACTGTCGGCGGTATCTCGGCGGGCTCAACGTTCTCTACCGCACAGACGATGCAGCAGATGTGGAACGCACTTCTCTACCCGTACCAGGCGCCGGGCTTCACGTCATTCGGAATCACGGGAGTTGCCGGATCGGTGGAGGTCGGCTACTCGTTCGGGCCGAGCGCGACCTTCACCTGGTCGACGTCCAACTCGGGCAACGTCACGGCCAACACGATTGGCCTCACCGACACGACGCTCTCAACAACGATCGCGACCGCGCAGGCCAACTCGGGATCGTATGCGGCGGCGCTGGCCGGCGCGGTGACGTCCACAGTGGCCGGCTCGCACACCTTCGGCATCTCGGGCACAAACTCGCAGGCCGGCACCTTCAACGGCTCCTTCACGGTCTCGTGGTTCTGGCGCCTCTACTACGGCGTGCAGGCTGCGAGCTCGCTGACGGCAGCGCAGATTCTCGCGCTCGCGGCGAACCAGTTGGCGAGCAGCTACGGCGGCACCTATTCAATGGGCGCATCGGGCTACAAGTACCTGTGCCTTGCGGACGCGGCCGGCGGGCAGCTGAACACGGTCAAGGACCAGTCGACGGGCTTCAACGTTCCGATGAACACCGGGACGTTCACGGACGGCGGCGGCTTCGGCTACGAGAAGGTCTCGGTCACGAACGCGCAGAGTGTGACGACGCTGGTCCGCGTGTACCGAACGCTCAACAACTTAGGCGGAGCGGTGACGCTCGTCGTGACCTAGATGCCGATCGCAGGCACCGTACAGCTGACAGGTCAGGTCGCGCCGACCGCGTTGACGGACACCTATCCGACGCACGACGCGACCTATGGCCTCGACGGGATGCGCAGCGTGGCGGATCACGCGACGCGAAACCTGATACCCGCGGCGCGTTCCCGACAGGGCATGTTCGTCGTCACTCAGAACGACCTGCTCACTTGGCAACTCAACACCGCGACACCGACCGGAACCGATGCCGACTGGACGCAGTTCGTCTCCGGCGGGGGAGCGAGTTCCATTGAACCCTACACGCACGCACTACTCGGAGGGCTCTGATGACCGTCTCACATAGCGGCACATACGTCCAGCTTCCAAAGCTCGGGCTCGCTCAAATCCTCGCCGCAGACACGACGACGCGCAAGACGCTCGTCACGGGCGACGTGGACGGCAACAAGATCACGGCCATCAACGCTTGCTCAACCGACAACGGCAACGACCGGGTCGTGCAGATTTGGGTTAGTCGAGGCGGACTCTTCTACCTGCTCAACACCGTCAACGTACCGCTCACATCCGGCTTCGTCATTGGCATCCCGCCTGTGAGCCTCATGAATGGATGGGTTGGATTGCCGCTGGACAACGATGGGCAAAGGTATTTCCACCTGATGAGCGGCGACGTTCTTTCGGTGGCCGTCACCGTCACCATGAGCGCGGCCAAAGAGGTCGACGTCATGGCCGTGTACGGGAGTTTCTGATGTTCGTCGGCCCAGGCGACCGAGCGGGGCGCAAGCGAGTGACAGGGCTTGCCAACTGGTTCGAGAATGTCAGCATCGTCGCTCCGAATGCGACAGTGCCGGCGGTCTCGTTCACCGTCGTCTCGACAGCCGCGGACACGGATGCGGTGATCGCTCCGATCGGACAAGGAGCGTTTCTCCTCGCGGTTCCGAACAACCTGGTGAGCGGAGGCAAGAAGCGAGGTGTCTACGGCGTAGACCTGCAACTCCGGCGCACGACAAACACGATGGTTGCGGCTGCACCGCACTCAGGTCTTTTCGCCGGCCGGAATAACCAGATCGATCCCGGCAGTAGCAGTCCGGGATGTATGGGCATTTTTGCCGGATTTGGAAACGCCATCACCGGCACGTTGCAGACTACTGGGTCCGCCATTGTTGGCGGCAACGGGAACATCATCAACGACAACGGCGGCATCGGTGGCGGCTGGCAGCTTGGGGGGGAATTTTGCACGCTCAATCTTTCCAGCGGCATTGACTATCAGTTTTCAATCGGCGGTTATAGCAACAACGTCACGGGAAAGGGTGCCGGTGCCATCGGCGGGAGAAGCCAGTCGTCCACTTCAAATTACGGCCTTACGCTTTGCTACCAGGCCAAGACCCGGGGGTGTGAATCCGCCATAGCTCAGGGATGCAATGGCGGAGGGATTGGCACTTGTCAAAGGGAATATTTCGTACTGGGAATCCAAATCACGGGCGCTGTCTCGGGCATCTTGGCCTCAAGTGCCATCGCTGCTGACAATACGAACCAAGTCGGGCCATTCCCCGCTGCATCCGTCTTCGGGTTTGTGGGCACAGTCGTTTGCAGAAGCACCGCAAACGATGTTTCCATGTGGCAGATTTCGGGAGTGCTTAAAAATTCAAGCGGGACTGTATCTATGGTAGGAAGCACTGTTGCCGCTCCAGTTCAAGATGCGGGATTGGCCGCATCTGCCGTCGTCCTGTCTGCGGACAACGTTAATAAGTGTCTTGCCATTACTGTTACTGGAATTGCCGGAGTCACCACGACTTGGACGGCATCAGTGGACACAACCGAGCGGGTTTAAAGAAGGACACCCATGCCCATCGTCGGAACAATGCCCGTCGCGCTCGCCAATGGCACCCTTGCGGATGCGACGCAGGTGATGACGGACTTCAACTACATCGCGTCGCAGGTGAACGCGAACGGCGCCGGTCTGACTGGCGGCAACGCCTTCACGGGCGCACAGACAGTTTCGGGCGACGCGATCCTCACGGCGAGCGCGGCGCAAGCGATCACGAACAAAACGAACCTGCAAATTTCTGTCCCGGCAGCGCCCCCATCGGAGGCATTGATACAGGCGAGCATCCCGACCGTTGGCAGCGTCGGGATTCTCGTCAACAACTCAGGAGGAACTGACGGGTCGGGAACGCCAACAGGCACCGTGTCGTTGAGTTCCACAGGGCTACCCCTCGTCATCACCACGAACGCGCTCGAGCGCATGCGGATCGACTTTGTAGGCAACGTCGGGATCGGGGGCTCGGCTCAGACAGGCTACAAACTGCAGGTCTTCGGCAACGCGGCCATCACGGCAGCCGTTTCGCCGACGCGCTTAGACATTTCAAACACCAACGCAAACGCCGCGACACGCAACTGGGCGGTCGCTGCAAATCAGAACGTGTTCGGCGACTTCGCGATTCGTACGTCCGCCGCACAAAACGGCGACCCCATTGGCTCTGGACTAGACCGACTCACGATCAGTCCGGCAGGTCTCGTCGCGACCCCCGGTGGTTTTTCGTCGCCTGTCGGCGTGCAGGTTGGCAACGTCGTGCAGGCGGGACTCACCACGCTCGACTGGTACGAGCGCGGCGTGTTCACTCCGATCGTCAACGGCATCGGCGCACCGACCTACGTCACGCAGACGGGCGAGTTCCAGCGCGTCGGAAACAAAGTCAAGTTCAGGATCACGCTGGTCTGGACAGGAGGCACCAACGGAGCAACGATTTCGTCGATCAGCGCTCTTCCGTACGCATCGACTGCTGCGATTCACCCATGCACGCTCGCGATCAACATCCTCAACAACAACCTGACGTTTTCCGGGTCGCCCATCGCCTACGCCAACGGCGCCGCCTCGCTGCAGGTTGTGGGACAAGGGTCGGCCGTGGCATCGACCAGCATCACCAACCTCAACGCCGGCACCAAAGACCTCTACATCGCAGGAGAGTATTTCGTATGAAGCATCTGATCGCCATCCTCATCGCCTTCGCATCGTTCGGCGCGCGCGCTGACGACTGGACTCTGAGCCAGAAGATCGGCGGCGGCATCTACCTCGGCGCGATGGTCGTCGACTACGGGCAGTCCAGGTGGATCGTCAAGAACTGCAACATCACACTGAACTGCACCGGCAACTACGAAGCGAACCCGATCCTTCGTCATCACGGCATCGGCCGCGTCAACACGTACTTCTCACTCGCTCCGCTCGTCACGTACGCGATCGCGGACAACATCTCGAGCGGCAACCGATCGGGCCTGCTCTGGACGCTCGCGGGGATCGAGGTCGTCGTGATCGGGCACAACCGCTACGTCGGGTATCACACGCAGTTCTGAATGAGCACTCCGCCGCCCGTCACTCCGCTGCCCGATCCGGGACCGCGGCCGCCCCTGTCGGGCGAGCGCCTGCTCGTCTGGATGGCGGCGCATCAACTTGAAGTGAACGAAGCTATCAGGAAGATGGACGAGCGCGGCATGGGTTTCGTTCGGAGCTACGAGAGGCATGCCCGATGGGCGCACTGGCTCATGGTCGGCGAGGTCACGCTCATGGTCGGCTCGAGACTGTCGGCGATCTTCATCGCCAGCTACATCGCGTACGAACACACCTGGTACGTCGAGAAGATCATGCGGTGGATTCACGGTGCCTTTTGACGTCCCCAACTCGCGCATCGCCAAGCTCATTGGCGGCTCTGCTGCGGCCGGGCTCGTGGCTCTGACCTCGTTCTCGGAGAACACGATCCACCATACCTACTGGGACCCGGTGCCGGTGCTGACCGCCTGCACGGGACATACCGATGCAGCGCTGCGTATCGGTCAGACATTCACGGACGCCGAGTGCAATGCGTTCCTCGACGATGACTTGGTCAAGGCGGCGCAGGGCATGCAGGACTGCGTCCAAGTCATGCTCAGTGACGGAGAGCTCATCGCCTACACCGACTTCTCTCTCAACGAAGGATATGCGGCCTTCTGCAACTCGAGCATGGCCCGCCTGGTCAACCAGGGCGATCACGAAGGCGCGTGCCGAATCCTGCCTCAGTACAACAAGGCCCACATCGGCGGCAAGTTTGTTGTGCTCAAGGGGCTCACGCGCAGGCGCGTCAGCGAACTCGACTTCTGCCTGAAAGGGCTTCAATGAACGTGCTCGCCCTCGAGGCAATCATCTCCATCGTCATCGCGTTCGCGGTCGGCGGCGGCGGCTACTACGCCGGCCACAAGAACGGCTCGAACGCGCAGAAGGCCGAGGATCAAGCGCAGTTCGACAAGATCAACGGAGAGCGCGCGGCTCAGAAGGCGGACGCAAACGCACTCCTGCAGAAGATCGAGGCGGGGATCATCGAGCAACAACGGTCGTGGGCCGACCAGAACCTTCGATTGGAGAAGCAAAGTGCTGAACTCAACAAAGCGAACGATGACCTGCGCGCTGCTCTGTCTACTCACGGGCTGCGCTTCACTATTCCCGCCCTCAAAGGCGGAGCCGATCGGACTTGTAGTCCAGGCGCCAACGGTCCCAAAACGTCTGCCCCCGGCACTCCTTCCCCCACCCTCATTCAGCTTCCAGATTCGATTGCAGGAAATCTTCGACAACTCGTCTTTGATGCCGACCAACTCAACGTCCAATACCGCAAGTGCTACCAGTACGCAACCGGGGAAGTGAATGAAAAGTAAAGCCGCAACCGCGCTCTCGCTGGTGATCCCGCGCTTCGCCGTCACGAAGGAAGAGACGTTCATTCCCGTTGGCGCAAGCCTGCCAGAAGACATCGAGTCGCACGGCGTCGAGATGACGCACCTGTTCGCGGGAGAGGGTTACGCGAAGGTCTTCAACATGCCGGCGGGCACGACGATCGGCCAGCATGCGCATCGGGTCAACCACTTCGCGACCTTGATGCTCGGCCGCGTCGTCGTGAAGTGCGACGGCGTGTCGAAGGAATATCTCGCGCCGGCGACCATCATGATCCGCTCCTACGCGCGTCACGAAATCAAGGCGATCACTGAGTCGGTGTGGGCGTGCCTGTGGCGCAACCCCGACCGGCTCACGGACCCCGATGAGTTCGACCTGGTCGTGACCCTGTGAACATCCAACTCGTGACGCAGGGCGAGGTCGTCGCGCCGCTCTGGTGGGCGATCAAGGAGCACCCGGAGTTGTGGAACAAGACGCCGGACCGCACAAAGGAACCCGAGTCGCCGCACGTCGAAACGTCCGACATCTACGTCCGCTACGGCAAGGACCCGCTGGATAAGGAGGAGCACGAATCGGTCTGGTATCCAGCCGCCGCCATCCTGCCGGTCAAGCCGCTTATCTTTCGTCTCATGGCTGGCGTGTTCGGAGAGCGGCTCGGTGGAGTGCTGATTACGCGCATTCCTGCCGGAAAGTCCGTGAAACCTCATGTGGACGGAGGGTGGCACGCCGGTTATTACGAGAAGTTCGGCATTCAAATCGCAAGCGCACCAGGCCAGGCGTTTTGCTTCGACAACGAAGAGCTCGTGACGAAGCCGGGCGACGTCTTCTGGTTCCGAAACGACGTGCCCCACTGGGTTACAAACGAGTCGAAGCATGAGCGCATCACGCTCATCGTGACGCTCAAAAGGAGTCTCTGATGCCTGCAGGTTGGATATCGGCCGCTGCCGGCGTCTATGGCGCACTGAACAGCGGCGGTGGTGGTAGTGGTAGTGGTGGCGGACAGCAGATGTACACGCCGACGGGCCTCGGCTATGCCGATCAAAACTGGCAGTACAACCAGGCCGCGAATCAAGGTCAACTCGACCAGTTCGGCGGCGGCACCAATCCCAACGCCGGAGCGGGAGGGTGGGGCGGCGGCGGACGCATGGGATTCACCGATCCCGGTATGGGCACGCAGCAGCGCATGCAGCCACAAGGCGGCGGAAACTCGTCGTCCTATCAGACGAGCACTCCCGGGTCGGGGGGCGGTGGCGGATATTGGGGTCCCGCCCAAGGCCCCAACGAACCTGGGCAATGGATCACGGATGGCGGCGGCGGTGCCGGCGGCGGCACTCCCGGAACACCCGGCGGCTATCAGCAGGCTCCGTATCAAGGTGGTGGTGGCGGCGGCGGCCCGAACAACGGCGGCGGCCTCGCGGGCACGGTCGACCCGGCGTTCGCGCAGTCCTACCAGCAGTCGCAAAACGTCAACTACCAGCCCTACCTGCAGGCCAGTCAACAGGCCGGGCAGCAGTACGGCCAGCTTGCGGGTCAGGCGAACAACACCGGCATGGCGCTCGCCGGCCAGGGCGCCTATGACTACATGGGCCAGCGCCAACTGAACAACCAGGGCCAGCAGTTCAATCAGCAGCAGCAAGGTCTCACGCAAGGCATGCAGGCGGCAGGACAGCAGGTCTTCAACACCGGCATGGACCCGCAGAACGCGCTGCATGACCGGATGCAGTCGCAGGTGATGGACAACTCGAACGTCATCAACTCGCAGTACGGCCTCGGCTCGAGCGGCGCCGGCGCGGCGATCGCCGGGCAGAACGTCGACCGCTTCAATCAGGACTGGCAGAACCAGCAGTTGAGTCGTCAGGAGCAAGGTCTCGGCGCGATGGAAGGCGCCAACAAGACGGCCAGCGGCATCCAGGGCGCGGGCATGGCCGGGATGGACTCGGCCTACCGCGTCGGCGGCGGCCTCGGCGCGGCGGGAAGCGCCGGCATGCAGAACGCGATGGACAACTATTCGCGCATGCCGGGATACACGCAGCAGTCGGGTCAGGTGCCGATGAACGCATGGCAGTACGCGGCGGCGCAGCCGGGTCAGAACGCGAGCACCTATGCGGGTCAGATTCAGGGCGGGATGAATCCGTACATGGCGCAGCAAGGCCAGGCGATCCCGTACATGAACTATGGCTCGGGAGCGCAGAACAACCAGGCGCACGCCAACCTGCAGAACAACCAATTCCAGGCCGGCCAGCAACAGGCTCTCGGCAACACGATCGGCAATCTCGACTGGTCGAAGGTCGGCAACTGGTTCAACGGTGGCGGTGGCGGCGGCTTCGACGCCGGCGGCAACCTCGGCGGCGCGACGACGGCCGGCGACTACTCCGACATCCGGCTCAAGAAGAATGTCCGGCGGATCGGCCGCACGCCGCGCGGGAATCCCATGTACCGATGGGACTGGAAAACAGGCGGCTCGGACGTCGGCGTCTTGGCGCATGAAGTTGCTCACATCCCCGGCGCGGTCAAAGCCGACTGGGACGGCCTGATGATGGTCGACTACGGGAGAGTCTGATGGCCGGGCCTTTTTGGGGATCAATCGGTCAAGGCTTCTTTCAAGGCCAGGACCAGGCGGACCAGCGTCAGGCGTACCGCGCGATGCTGCTCAAACAGAAGCAGCAGGACGAGCAGGAGGCCAAGACGAACGCCGGCATGGGCGCAGGCATCCAGGCATTGCAACCGCCGCCGCAGATGCAGCCGCCGCCTCCCGGCCAGCAGTCGATGCCGATGCAGCCGCCGCCGCAACAGCAGCGCCCGCCGATGCAGGGCCAGATGCCGCCGCCGCCGGGCGGTCAGGGTCAAGGCGGCTCCGGCATCCCCGCCATGGGCGGCGGCCAGTTCTCGGGTCCGCCACCGCTGCAAGGTGCGCCCGGTGGGCAGGCGCCGCTGCGCCCATACCAAGGGCCGCAAGCGCCCCCACAGCAGCCGCAGCCGCAAGGCCAAGGGCAAGGCATCCCGCCCCCTCCGGGTCAGCCACAGCAGCCGCAAGGCGGCGTGTCGCTGCAGGCGCTGATGAAGAAGCTCACCGATCAGGGTATGGACGGACAGACGGCATTCCAGGTCGCACATCGTTTTGAGCCGATGCTGAACCAGGAGGGCAAGATGCAGCTGGCGTCGGCGACGATGGAAATCCGTCGCCTGCAAGCCGAGGCGGCCGAGAAGAAAGCCGACACCGGAGCGAAAGCCGAGGATCGGCATCAAGCGTTCGACTCAGGCACCAGCGCGCGCGGGCAGGTCACTGTCGCCAAAGGGAAGGCCGCAACAGACGAACTCGGCGCGCGCGCAGACAAGGAACGACGCCAAGGCACCGCCTCATGGGTCTCTCCCAAGAAGGGGTCGGGGTCGGGAGGCGCCGGCGCGGCGGGCAGTGGCGAAGGCGATGCGTTCTTCCTTGCCCGCGAGGTCGGCGGCGACTCGGCATGGAAGACCGGCATGTCGCGCGCGGAGACGACTCGGATCATGAAAGGACTGCCGGCCTTCGCCAAGGAGCACGACATCGCGCCGGAGGAAATCGGCACCGCATCAGCGACGCGCAAGGCACTCACGACCGGCCTGCGCAACGTCACGAATCGGACCGAGGCGGTCGACCTGTTCGGATCGAAGATCGAGAAGGACATGCAGGTGCTGGACAAGATGCTCGACAAGGCATCGCCGACGGGTCCGATGTTCATGAACAAGCCGATCAACGAGCTCAAGCGGCAGTTCAACGATCCCGAGCTCGCAAAGCTGGACCTGCAGATGACGCAGGTCGCGACCGAGTACGAGCGGCTCATCACGTCGGGCGGCTTGTCGCAGGCGCAGCTGCACCGCGGCGCCTCCGAAGATGCCAAGAAACTCCTCAACGGCGAGTTCCCGCCGCAGAAGGCGCGCGCGGTGATGGCGCAGATGAACCAGGACATCCAGAACGCGAAGAAGTCCGGCGCCGAAGCGAAAACCCGAATCCAAAGCGAACTATCCAGTCTCGGCAAGAAGGACAAGGGCGGCGATTCGGCCAGTTCGGACGACAAGGCCGCCATCTCGTGGGCCAAAGCCAACCCGACTGATCCGAGGTCCAAGAAGATTCTCGCCATGCACCCCGGAAACTGACCATGCCCGGTTTCGATCCCGACGCGTATCTCGCCAATAAGTCAGCGGCGCCGGCCGGCTTCGACCCGGACGCCTACTTGGCGAAGAAGGCGCCACCTGCAGCGGCGGCCTCACCGAAGGCCGCACCCGACCCCTCCGATCCGTACGGCACCGTCATAAAGGGGATCATCGGCACCGGCGAGGCGGCGTGGAACATGGCGTCAGGCGCGATCGCCAAGCCGGTCTCCGACATTGCAGGCATGGCGGCGGCGGCGAAGGACACGCTTACCGGCGCGGCGCCCGACGACAGGCGCGCGGAAGGGTTCAAGAACGAGGTCCAGGACCGTCTGACCTACGAGCCGCGCACTGGCGCGGGAAAGGCGATCGCGAAGTACAACCCGGCCGCGCTCGTCGGCAAGGGCGTCGACATGGTCGGCGGTGCGGTCGGAAACATGATCGGCGACGAGAACGACAGCACATGGCGTCGCGCGCTCGGCGGTGGCGTGCATGAGGCGGTGAACCAGTTGCCGGCGCTGGTCGGCAGCAAGGGAGCGGCGATCGGCGCTGCCGCCAAAGACACGATGCGCGCCGGAGCCGAGCGTTCGATGCGCAGCGCATTGAAACCAAGTCTGGCGGTCGAGGACAGGGTGCCGGTCAAGAAGGCCGTCGACACGCTGCTGGAAGATGGCATCAACGTCAGCCGAGGCGGCGCAGAAACCCTTCGAGAAAGGGTGGGCAACCTCAACAGCCAAATTAGCACCGCGATCCAAAACTCCAACGTGGTCATCGATAAGCGCACCGTCCAGATGCGACTCAATCAAGTCTTCAAGGACTTTGAGAACCAAGTC